GTACACTGACCAAAACGTATTTTATGTTGACGGCTTCCCGGTCGAAGAGAAAGACCATCCTACAACCTTTTGTGATGGAACACTGACCGGATTTGTGGTGGGTGAGACACCCTATCTTTGGACTGGCACGCCTGGGGCAAGCACAAGCACACGCAGCGCACAAACCCGCTCGGGAGGCAGGGAAGTGAACCTATTTGATTTGGGTATCAGAGTGTTGTCAATCATCGGACTTGGCATGATGCCGTTGGTTGATCAGTCGTTATCTATCCCTGGTTTTGGGGAGTTGCCGCAAGGGACTGGCACACAGGCGAGAGAATTTACGCTGGTTGCACAGATTGACGCAGAGGCCGGTTATCGGCAAATGTCGGCCTTGCTATCGACGATCACGGATGCTTTCAAACCAGATTTGACCATCAAGGATCAGCCGTTGATTTTACGTTATCAACAATTGGATGAGGACGGCGATCCTTGCGGCGAAAGCCTGGATATTCTTTGTAAATATCGAACGGGGTTAGAAGGTCAGAACGACAACAATCATTCTCGACGATTGGCTCTAGGTTTCAAGCAGTACATCCCTTACATAAAATCGACGTATGATACCGGGACAACTTTGGGCTTCCAGTCGAATGTGGCAAATGCGAATTACATTCTCAAGCGCGGTACAGATGGAATTTGGGCGGCGATGCAATCGGGGACAAGCGGATATATCCGTGCGATTGTACAGGCTCCAGATGGATCGGTTTGGATCGGCGGTAATTTCACTAACCTTACTGATGCAAACGGTGATTATCTTTCTCGATGGAATGGTTCTGCGTTTGTATCAGTCGGTACAGGCGTAACAGGCCCAGTCTATACAATCGCATTTGCTCCCAACGGCGATGCCTATATTGGCGGCAGTTTCTTGAATGTTGGCGATGCGAATGGGGATAATATTGTCAAATGGAATGGCGCAGCCTTCTCGTCTCTTGGGACTGGGTGCAATTCATCTGTGTTCTCATTATTATTCGATAATAACGGTTTACTTTATGCTGGCGGAGATTTTACTTTGGCAGGCGGAGTTGCTAATACGGCTTATATCGCCTCGTGGAATGGGTCGGTTTGGGCTCCGTTGTCTACTGGGATGGCCGGACCTGTAAACTCGCTTGCACTCGGAAAAGATAATGCACTTTATGCAGGTGGACAATTCGCTCTTGCTGGGGGAATAGCTAATACCCTGAGAATTGCAAGATGGAGATATGAAAGCGATATCGCGTCTTATGCATGGGCCGCATTATCAACGGGCATGGATAACACAGTTCAGGTTCTTACCATGGCTCCAGATGGAATTTTATATGCTGGCGGTGACTTTGCTAATGCTGGTGGTACTCCGGCAAACGGATTGGCTAGTTGGAATGGCAGCAAATGGTTCAATCTTGATAATGGCATTGATATAGCCGCGGGCAAAACAGTTTATTCTTTATTGGTCGGACCTGATAATAATTTATATATCGCAGGAGATTTTACAACTGCTGGTGATATTATTCCACCAGATAGCGCAGTTATGTGGAATGGATCTGTATTTATCCCGTTGGATATAAATGTTCCTGGCGCATCATCGATTTTTAGTATGGCATTTGACCATATAGGAAATTTTTATATCGGTTTTAGCACTGCTGGAACAGCCGTATCGGCAACCGTCATATCGCCAAATGTGGGAAGCTCAATAGCTTATCCGATTGTCACCTACACAGGTCCTGGAACTTTATACCAGTTAAAGAATTACACGACTGGATATTCAATATTCTTCAACCTGACCCTTCTCGCCGGCGAAACGGCGGTACTCAACCTCGACCCTCTGAAACCATCTTTTATATCCTCATTCCGTGGAGATATTTGGGGATCGGCCATTCTTCCAGGATCACAACTGAAATGGTTCTTGCAACCTGGCGCGAATAATATCAGCTCGTTTATTTATGGATCCACTACCGCGGCAACTGCGATCACGATCAGGTGGCAAGATCAATACAACTCCCTCGAAGCCGCAGTCTGGAAGTAAACTATGCCCAGCATCGTAGAACATCAATTGCACTTACTCACCCCAACCGGCGTTCCGCTTACGATCCTGAATGATGGATCATTTGCGGGATTGTCATACGGTCTGCGAGACTTGGAGCCTGGCGTATTAGAACTCATCCTACCCGGTGACTTTGGCATGTCGCGCCTCGCAATAGATAGCCAGATAGAAGTTTATAGAGCGGTCGGTTATGGAGCGATGCAGCTTGAAGGGGACACAACTTATTTTATTCGACAACCTGAGCCCAAAACTTTAGCTAACGGGGTTCATGTCATCAAACTGACGGCCTATTCTGCACTTGAGTTGTTGGCACGGCGCAGTGTGGCTTATGATGCTGGCACGGCCTACACGGATAAAACGGCGGCATGGGACAACATGCTGAGAGCGATTGTAAGAGAAAACTACGGATCTCTTGCGACTGATACCGCACGGAATTTATCACCATGGATGACTGTCCAGGTAGATACCGGTTGGGGTGCAAGCACAACCGAAACCTTCCCACGGCAGATTGTGTTGAACGTACTAAAAGGGATCGTAGATAAAATCCGTGGAACTGGAGTTTATTGCACTTTCGATGTGGTGCGCACAGATCGCAGCATCTTTGAATTCAGAGTATTTTTAGGACCGCGCGGTCAAGATCATTCCTCAACCGGCACCCTTCCGGTTGTCGTTTCTGAAGATCGCCTCAATCTTTTGGAGCCGTCACTAGTTTTCGATTGGACAGACGAACGTAATTATATCTATGCGACTGGGCAAGGGCAGGGAACAGAGCGCATTGTAAAAACGGCTCAAGATAATGTCAGGATCGGTATCAGTCCTTTCAATCGGCGCGAATTTGTCCAGGATGCACGGCAAGCCTCTATTCCTGAGAGCGTTCAATCCATCGCAGATGCGGCATTACAGGCGCATAGGCCAAAGAGAATATTTACCGGCACGATCTCGCAAACCGATGGTTGCCTTTATGGTATACACTGGAAATGGGGTGACATTGTGAAGGCTGAGTATTTGGGATATACCTTCGATTGTTATGTGGACGCGGTGACGGTTTCAGTCAACCAGGATGGAACCGAGATCGTTATTGGAAAACTTCGGAGCGTATCTGATGTCAACTGATATTTGGGCTGAGATAAAAGCAATCTGGCGGGCGATTGATATTCTAAAATCGTTCGATGTACCGGATATCTCAGTTATCACGGGTTGGCAAAAAGATATTGACAGTTGGACTTATGCCAGTTCAACAACTCTGACAATCACCGGCGATGTTACCGCGCGCTTTCCGGTGGGGACAAAGATCAAGCTGACCCAGACCACGGTAAAGTATTTTTACGTGGTAAGCGCGGTCTTCAGCTCGCCAAATACAACCCTGACCCTGACTGGGGGCAGTGATTACAGCCTAGCCAATGCGGCGATAACCTTGCCTTATTATTCATATGCCTCGACGCCGCAGGGCTTTCCGCAGTGGTTTTCCTGGTCGGTGTCATGGACGGGATTGACTGTAACAGGATCACCTACGTATTATGCGCGCTTTACTTTGGATCAGAAGAAAGTATTTTTTAGTTCGCTTATTGCCCCAGTTGCAGGTAGCACCGTCGCCTCTGTTTTGGGGACATCTTATATCAATAATTTGCCGATCACTTGTTATTCGGGTTGGGGAGCGACAATTCAAGCGGCAGACAATACACGGGTGTCGCTTGGCATGGGATATGTCGATCCGGCGACGGTAAAGGCCTATACCCCTGCATGGGGTGCTAACGGTAACTACATCACGATCAATGGTTGGTATCACATTTAAGGAGAAGTTATATGTCAAAATCAAAATTCGCATGGCAGACCATTCAGCTGGCTTTCCAGGTCGGGGAGATCAGCCGGAAAGTGTCTGATCTGATCGATGTTTACACCGACCGTGGTTATGGGTCCACCGATCCGCTGAAGGTCGAGGATATTAACGAGACACCTCCAGGATATGCCCCGACCGGCGTGACGCTGAGCCTGGCGCAGTTTCAGGAGATCGCCGGGGTACTGGTGGAGCTGCTGGCGTTTGTCAATGCCGGCGCGGTGGCCACGAAAGACCGGGGCGCGACGCTGAATAAATACCGGACGGACGTGTAATCAAAAGACTATTTTATTAGACCCCTCGCGGGGGCAGGAGGACGACATGAGGTTATTTCAAGGACCGATGGGCGTGGCGTTGGGGATGGCGGCGATGGGGGGGCAACAATATTACCAGAAAATAAAGGCGCTGTTTGGATCGGCGCTTATCGGATATTGGCCCATATGGGAAGCGAGCGGTACGGTTGCCGAAGATGTCAGCGGTAGTTCCAGAAACGGAACGCATTCCGGCGTTACACTAGCACAAACAGGAATTGGCGACGGTAAAACTGCTGGCGCTTATGGCGGGACGAACAGCCTAACAGATATTTATAGCGCATCTTTGGCAGGGGCATTTAATGGAGCGTCTGGAACAATCATGGGGTGGGGTAAGGTATCAGCCGCAACATGGGCAGACGCCACTTATAGATGTATCATGCAATTAAAGGTCAACGATAGTAACAGATGCTATATTATGCGAACCGGGGCGGCTTTAGAGGTAGTCTATGAGGGGGGTGGAACGCTAAAATATTTGGCTCCAGTTATTCATGGAACACCTGCGGGATGGATACATTATGCGCTCACATGGAACAAAGCCGCAGACCGCGCTTATTTGTATATCAATGGCGCACAGTTTGATATACCCATGACCGGAATAGGAACATGGTCAGGGGATTTAGCATCTTCCGCCTCTGTAATTGGCGATGGTTCTACATCACACTCCGAACCGTGGAAAGGCGATATTGCTCATTGTTTGGTACTGAATAGAGAAGCCACGCCAAATGAAATCAGTCTATCGGTTTCCCCATATTTCACGGGTATAAGCGGGAACAATTTACCGTCATTAGCAGGTGTCACAGCAGCGCAAGCCGCAACCGCATGTGTTACGCCCGATCCCGATGCTGCAGGTCAGGCTATGCACCCATCGGTAATAGATTTTGGTGCTGGTGGATGGAACGGATACCGTTATTGGATGGCGGAAACTCCGCTAACTAATGGCGCGGAAGCCAAAGAAAACCCATGTATCTTAGTTAGTTCAGACGGTGATACGTGGTCAGTTCCAACCGGGGGATCGAATCCAATTGTTGCCGCGCCGGGAGGGAGTTCCTATAATTCCGATCCAAATATAACTTATTACGGCGGGAAATTATATTTATTGAATCGAGTATCTGACGGCGCAACCCTCAATGACATTTATATTTTGGAATCGTCTGATGGAATAACCTGGTCTGCCCCCGTAAAAATAATTGAGGCGGGGGACGCTCTGGCTATCCTCTCGCCCTGTGTAATATTTGACGGTTATAAATGGTGCATGTGGTGCTTCAATAGCACGTCAGGCCGGTTAGAGAGACGTGCGGCCCCGTCCATATATGGGCCGTGGACCGATCCAGTAAAATGTTTTATAGCGCAAACTCCCGCGACTTCGCTCTGGCATTTGAGCGTTTTACGATTAACTAACGGAAATTACCTGTTAGTCAAAACTAACGCGGATACAGATCTATGGCTAGGTACATCTGCCGATGGATTTAGTTGGACATTTGCCCCCGCTGCGCTTATGACCAGGGCGGGCGCAGGGTGGGACAAGGATCAATTTTATACAGCATCCTTAGTACAAACTGCTGACAAAGATTTTACAATGTGGTATTCGGGTAAGAGTGGAACTGCTTGGCACGTTGGGAAAACAACATTCTCTTTGCCATAAAAGACTCATTTTATGATCAGATAGTTTCAAAATGAAAGGATAAAATGATACGAGGACTTGATATAAATCCGTTTTATCAAGAGCAAGCGACATGATAATAAAGTCACGCGGCCCTGATTTTGGTGCGTATCTTTCCGCGACTAAAGGACCTCAAATCCCGTTCAAAGACTTATATGACGCTGGATTGCTTGACTTCTTTGTAACGAAGGGATGTCAGGAAGCCGAATACTATTCTAGCATCAAAAACATCCAATGGGCGCGTGAGGCCGGGTGCAAATGCGTAGGGTCATATTACTGGCACTTCCCTTTAGGATTGCCTGCTTACTGGGTAGAAGTTTACAGCGCAGCTATCCGATTGGAGAATCCCGATTTTATCGCCCTGGATATGGAAGATAGTTACGGTCTTTCCGACTGGGAAATAACCACCAATGCGGAAAAGGTTTGTGAAGGATTGACGAAAAACTTCCCGAACCTGAAATTGTACATTTACACAAACGCCGATTATATCAACGGCCATTGTCCTACTTTCAATAGATCAATCAATAAGTATGGTCGCTGGGTGGCTTGCTGGCCGGGAATTATTTATACTGGCATGGATCGATATTTGTCGTTTGTCGAAATCAAACAATACCCGCTCTCGGACTGGAAAGTAAAACTGCCCGACGGGTGGACTGGATATGATATTTGGCAGAATAACAACTGGGCTATTCCAGAGGGATACGGCTGGCCTTTTGATCATCAATACGATTGGAACGCAAGCCCGCTCACAATTGAACAAATAATGGGAAAGGAAGACGTACCAATGGGAACATATAAAACTTATGTAAAGAATGCTGATAAAGGTCATTTCGTCTGGTTGTCCAGCGAAGATAAACAGATTGACATGCAAGGGGTTTGCAGTGGAACCGATACTATATTCTTGCGCATGGTAAGCCAAGTCACAGGTAACATGACGGTTTCAAAAGATGGTGCCTTTCCAATCTGGACTGACCGCGCGACGAAACCCGTTGTCGGTGTGGTCGAGATGGATCAAAACTTATTCTGGAATAAAGAGATCGACCTAAATAAGTTTGGCGCGCGTACCATGTGGGAAAACGAAACGCTACGCGCAATTCTTGATCAATGGCACGTTTCTACCATCACACAGGCTGAGTGGGATGCAAAGAAACTCAATATCACAGCGGGCGAAGGCTGGCATAAGATCGGCGGATTATGTCTGTTTATGTCAACTACGATCAACCCGGCGCATGGATCTAAGATTGGCGGTGCATGGCAACAGGCGATTGTAGATGACCTACTAAAGTCTCTTACAACCCTCATGCAAGGCGGATATATTCCAACCGTCAAGATTTACGTCATGGCTTCATGGGATTGGTACAAGGATTATGCCGCGGATACTGGTTGGAAGCCTGCTAAACGGATTGAAGATAAACAAATCGCCGGATTAGGATTGGCGCGCGTTTGGGGTCAGTCGGCTACAGGATTGATGACTGAAGTACCAATGGCGATGCCTTATGCAACTTTGTCCGAAGTCTGGCAGAACATTCCGGCTGATACTTACACCTATCCGATCGCATTGACTGACATCGATTTTCAATTCTTTGTGTTTTCTTTCAATCGATTGTTGGCAAGCAATATGTTTTATGCTGGGAACAATCCTACTCCGGTAACGTGTGGCATGTGGTGCGATACTGCGGATAACATGGGACTGGGCGCGGTTGTCACTCCCCCACCTCCCGTTGATCCGAATGTCGCAGAACTTCAAGCCAAGATAAAGGTCATGGAAGCGGAGTATCAGGACGCGCTTACCAAAATATCGTCCCTGATGAAAGACGTTTCAAATCTTGAAGCGCAAGCTCAAACCGATCAGGTTGAAATCGACACACTCAAGCGTAAGTTGATCGAGTGGGATGTATGGTTGTCTCAAGCACCAAAGAGCGTATAATGGAGGAGTGAGTATGATTGTTCCGCTATGGGTCGTAGCTATAGCCTTTACCGTGGCCGTTTTATTCTGTGTGATAGATTTTTTCTTAGCCAAAAACGTCCATGGAAAAGTTCTGAGATCCTCCCAATCGATTGTGTTAGGCTTCGCATCTTTTTATTACTGGCAAGCGGCAGCCTTTGATACGATCCCTGCTTCCGATTTGCGCGTGGTTTGGATCAGTCTTTGCATTGTGAATTGTGCCGAAATCATATCCAGGTGGGAGTTTCCTAAAAAACGGAAAAACTATGAACATTGAAAACTTCATCACACTCGTAGCTGCACTTTCTGCTTTGTTTGTCGCAATATGGACGGCCCGATCTAAGGCAACAAAAGACGAATTAGAATCGTTGCGTAACACCATAAAGAGCTTACAGGATGAAAATACCAGGCTTCAAAATCGTGTAAGAGAATTGGAACAGCGCAACGAATTGCAGGACGCAGCCAGTATTTGTTTAGAAGATAAGGTCAAGATGCTGGAGGCCGATAAATCATCCATGGCGCGTCAGATTACCTTGCTTGAGGTTGATAAATCGATGATGAGTTCAAAGATTGACAGTCTCGAACGAGATAATGCGGCGTTACGTGCGCGCCTGGTTGAATTAGAGAAGTTGAATAAAGGAGAGTAATATGTCAATTCTACTGACGATCCTAATCTATGCGCTTATCTTTGCGCTAATCTGGTGGATGATATCCATTCTACCAATCCCCACTCCCCCGCTACCGGCATGGTTCAGGCAGGTACTTTACGCGATTTTGATCATCGCGGCTATCATCGTATTGCTAGGGCTGGTGGGGATAAAAATCTAAGGTAATAAACGGGAGGGTAACATGGAAGCTTTGGGGATTATAGTCGTCATGATCGGATTAGCCTTTCTTGTCGAAACATTGACAGAGGCCGTAGTTGGTCCGATCTTCGATAAGACGCCGGCGCTAACTCCGCATAAATGGGCAATTATGTACGTTGCTCTGGTTGTCGGCGTGGCTGGCGCATTGATTTACAAATTTGATTTAATCGCCCTGCTGGCTGAAACCGTCAATGTCAATCCTCCAATATCGCCGGGTATTTTTGGTATGGTGATTACAGGATTGGCAATCGGAAAAGGATCAAATTATCTTCACCAATTTATAAGCAAGTTCTTTCCATCAAAAGCGCAAGAAAAGACTAACTAAAGCAAACTCCCCTACCATTTGGCGGGGGAGTTATTTTGTCAAACGATTGCCAGTCTTAGTCAGGTCCGTTATCCTTCATCCGATACCCATCTCTCGCCCAACCATCGAAATATCGCTTCAATGGCTGAATCTTCATCTCATCGGCGGCCATGATCCGGGCGTCAAGCTCGTTTTTGGCCCATACGCTTGTAATCTCGAAGCCGCCTTTCGTGACTGCAGTCCATTTATGCTCAACTTTCAATTCTGGCATGACTATGCTCCTTATTGCAATGCTTCTCAAAGTCGGCGCGGAGTGCGTCAAGAAACAGGACGTTCCCGTTATCATGCGCCTGCTTGATCATATCGCGATACTTCTGGCAGTCGTCACACGACGGCTTGAATTCGGACGGTTGCGCCTTCGGGCGTGTTCTGAACATCTGGCTTAGCAACATGGTCATCTCCTTTTGAACCACTCCCCCACAACTTGATTATGGGCGGATGTGGCATGTATGCGTGTTTGGCACGCCTGAAAATGAATGTACGACTATTTGGAAGGGGGCTGTATCAGCCGCACCCTATCGATTGGATAAAGATCAGTAAAATATTTAGGGTGATCCAAACTCACCCATACTGATTTACGATTGACACGTGTTACCGTGCCGGATAGTTCTTCCCAACTCCAACCGCCTTTACCGGACGTAAATCCTTTAGATCGATAAGGACGTTTTACCATAACACGACTGCCAACAAATAACATCATCTTTCACCTCTCGCCAATCGACTAAACATCTGATTGCCCTTCTCAGTTATCACCACAACCCCACCACGCCCAAAGTAGATCAGTTCACGGCTCTCAAGTTGGTTACGCAGTTTACGCCATTCATCTCGGGTGAACAATCGACCCTTGCCGGATACAGCCTCGTACGTCAATGATCGACCTGCAATCACACGGCTGGATAGCGCCCTGAGCTTGTCATGATTGAACTCGCGCAGAATGGTAATGTTCTGGTTGTCGTGCAAATACAGGTGAGTATCCTGTGCTTGCCTGGCGCGTGGCAGCGGCCCTGGCGCTATCCAACTGATAACCAGGTTTATCAACATGCCGACTGCCACGCCAAACATGAAATCGTCCATTACTTACCGCGCGTTCCATTGTGGTATCCGTTCTCATCTTCGTACCCATCCGGCGCGATTGTAAACTGATAGCCTAACCACGATCCAAGAGGCACGGCGATTATCATCCACCATAGACCAGTTATCAACATGGTTATGATGGTCAACAGCGCGGTAAACAGGACAGCGAAGGTGGAGAATTTCACGGCTTACCTTCCTTCCAGCATCGGCACATGCGCGATCTTTTCAAGCATGGAACGGCGCACAAATTCAGAGGTTGTCAGTCCATAATTACGGGCGTACGAGGCGATTCGCAAGGCTTCCTCTTCGCTGAAACATGCGGTAATTTTGTCTACAACTGGTATTTTAGCTGGAACGTATCTGCGGGTCACAGGATCGATTGAGCGCGATTTTTTCACTTTTACCTCATTACATATGCCATATGCGTATTGCGATTGAGAAATCCATGGTTTACCATGGATAAAACGCGTCCTAGTGCTAGTACGGGATGTAATTTGGCGAAGAAGGATCATCGCTAGAACCCGGCTCGAAGTCGAGCTTGAGTTGATCCTTTTCAAGCATCCGTTGCGCTTCCGTTTCCGCCTCTTCTTGCTGGCGCAAATATTCCGCATAATCGGCGTCGATCTGTTTTACTTCATCCTCGGTCAAATCATCCTCGGATAATACCTCAGCGAAAGCGTCAGTATCTACTTGCGTGAGTTGCAAGGCCGCATCCTGCATAACGTCCGATGCTTCGTCCTGCAACACATCCAGGATAGATTTACCGCCCATGACCCGGTTGGTTTCATCGCGGATCGTAAATTCTACGGCGCTGGTATCTGCCTGCAATCCTTCAATTTCTGCAAGGCATTTACCCAGGTCTACCTGAAAGCCACGCAGAATTGCGCTGAGTTTACAATGATCAGGATCGGCGGCGAAAGCGCGCATTTTGCTTGTGGTGCGCTCACCTTCATTCTTGCCAATCCAACCATCGGTAGGCGTGAGAACCAATTCACGGGCAGCAATTTTATCCTCATCGGCTTGAATTTCAGCTCTGAGTTGTGCGCGGCTCATAAAGAGCGTGGATAGCTTGCTTACGTTTGTCATAAGTTTGTTCATTGGTCAATCTCCTTTGTTTCTGATTTGCGGCTCGGCTTTGTTACGCCTGTCTGTAGCCGATAGTTTGCGCCTTCATGCGCTGGACACCGCATTGATTATTTGGCGGGCGGCTTGACATTTAGTTCCGGGTTTTCGCCGTGCATCCTCTCCCGCCTAAAATAATTTTATGCTCCATCGCAGAACTTGCGCTTGTACTCGGTCAGTCCGATACCAAGATGATAGGCACGACTGAAGGTGTTTCTGTCATGATTACCCGGCAGTTTCGGGCGCTTGCCGCGGTAGGTCTTGCCCCAGTGATGGACGATCAGGATTTTATCGCCGTGCGTGGCTTTATTCGGCTTGCGCTTGAGCGTTTTCAGGTAGGTGTAATGCGGCGGCAGTTTCTTCAGCTCGTCCCAAGTCTTGCGTACCCATGATTTATTTTCCATTTTTACCTCGTTTGATGAAAGTGGGTAGAGCATAGTTCCGGTATGCTCTACCCTAATATCGCGCAGAGAGGATGCGCGGTCCGAATTGCTACGCAGTCTTCCAGTCCAGCACCAACTTCACAAAGTTGCGTAAGCTCTGAGGTTTCTTGTCATCCTCGATGATCGCGGCCATTTCATCCAGGGTCATGTCGCCCAAAGTCTGCTTGCCGATCTTGATCTTCATCGCGGCAGCAACATCATTCGGGATTGTTCCATCATCCGGCGCGGGTTGTTTAGAGACTGCGGGCGGGAATGGATCATTCCACGTTTCAGGATGATCGAAAGGATTATCTGATTGGAATGGCATGTTTTCACCATCACCAATATCAGGGCCGGCAGGTTCAAACTTCTTCGGGGCTGGCGCAGCTTGTGGCGCAGTCGCTTTATTCTGCGCAGGCTTATTGCTAACCGGTGTCGCGTCTGCATCGACAAAAGATCCGTCAATGAAATCTTCCATGTCCTGAGTAAACCACTCGCTTGCATTCGCACCAATCAGGACTGAGGCAACCAGAGAGCGTTTTTGCGCCATTTTTAGGATGGTATTCACCAGGTCTGCAATCTCGATATTCGGGATTGCATAAAGAGTTGAATCGATCTCCCATGCTGGATATTCCTTGCCAGACTTTGTTTTTTTGGATATCCGGGTAGCCGTTTTATCCTGTATCGCCTGCTGGAATTGCTTCCAGTATTCGGCGGGCTTGCCGTATTGACCTGATGTTTCAGACTTATCAAGCGCAAAGTCGAATTCTGAGATGCGCCCGCCTTTAGTCTGCAATCGTGCCTTATCCATGCCGGTCGGGATATCTGCCATAACTACCCACCGATATCTGTATTTCTTTTCCATCGAATTGCACGACCCATCGGCAGAGGCAACAATCTCACCACCCTTATAGAGGATGCATTTTTCCCGGTAGTAGAAAAATGGTTCACCGTCATGATCTTTCCCTGTCCAGTCCTCTACTTTCTCTACATCCTTGAAAACTGGGCGTAGGCCAAAGAACCAGGCCAATTTTTCAGCGCCGGGTTTGAGGAGCGTATTCTTACTTGTGCCTGGAATTGCGCCAAAGTCAACGCCCATATGCAGCACTGACTGGATAAATTCCTTCTGGTCCTGATAGCGCTGGATAGCTGCCCGGACATTGATCACCGGCATGATTGCGAAGTTATTCGGCTGGTTCTGGATTGCTAATTGCTGGTCGCTCATTTTGGTCATCTCCTGAATTTTGAACTTGCTGGTTGAGCATGGTTATCGCCTTGCGGATATAATCTCCGTCTGATAATCCTGCTTTTTGTGCTGCTTGCTGCATAAAAACTTTGAAAGAGTGCGAACAGCGGCAGTGGATCGTATCATTCATATCTGGCATTCGTTTTACCTCCTCTTGTTGGATGATTGCTTATGTACTAACATTATAGTCATATTGTTATGACGTGTCAATAGAATTTGGAAAGTCGTTAGAACGAGTTTGGATATTGCCTAATTATCGTATTGACAGAGTTATAACGATATGATATGATGATGGCAAGGAGATTTTGACCAATGATAGATGAGTATAAAAAGTTTATCGCAACAAAGCGGATCGCAAATGTCTTTCAAGGGAAAGATGTAAGCGTAAGTGATGTACATCCGCTATTGTTCCCGTTCCAGCGCGATGTAGTTCGCTGGGCAGTCGGTAAAGGCCGGGCTGCAATCTTCCTGGATACAGGTTTGGGCAAGACATTTATCCAACTTGAATGGGCGCGATTGATGGATGTTTCAATCCTGATTGTGGCTCCTCTTTCTGTTGCACGTCAGACGGTTCGTGAGGGGCACAAGATCGGGATCAATGTTCAATACGCCAGGCATCAATCCGAGGTATTCAATAAAATCGTCATCACGAATTATGAGATGGTCGAAAACTTTGATCCTGCTCAATTCGATGGGATTGTATTGGACGAAAGTAGCATCCTGAAATCGTTTGATGGTCAGACCAGGCGAAAACTAATTGATATGTTTCAGGAAACAAAATACCGATTGGCTTGCACTGCCACGCCTGCGCCAAACGATCAGGCTGAGATTGGTAATCATTCCGAGTTCTTAGGCGTTGCAACCGTCAATGAAATGTTATCCATGTTCTTTGTCCATGCGAACAAAGTTTTATACCATGACGTTGGCGATGGCCGCCAAACAAAGACAAAGAAATCTGGCACGCAAGGCCAAGAATGGCGGCTCAAGAACCATGCGACTGAAAAGTTTTACAAATGGATGTCAAGTTGGGCAATCAGTCTGAGAACACCGTCAGACTTGGGCTATGATGATGACGGTTATATCCTGCCTTCTTTGAATATCAATGCGCGGTTTATCGCAGTCGATTACAAACCTGACGATCAGCTTTTCTTTACGGGTCTGGCTGGAATTCAGGATCGGCATAAGGTTCGTGTCGCAACTATCGATGATAGAATTCGTGAGGCCGTTGAAATTATCGATGGCGGGAGTGAACAATGGATCGTGTGGTGCGGTCTACAATCTGAGGCCGATGATATTTGCAAGGTCATCGAAGATTATAGACAGGTACAGGGGTCTGACACGCCAGAATATAAAGCTCAAGCATTCGAGGACTTCCAGGATGGAAAGTATCGCATTCTGGTGAGCAAGACAAAAATCGCAGGGTTCGGGATGAATTTCCAAAACGCTCACAATATGCTATTTCTGGGATTGTCCGACAGTTGGGAGGCTTATTACCAGGCGATCCGGCGCGAGTATCGGTTTGGCCAGAAAGAGCCGGTGAATGTTTATATCGTTCTATCTGAGGCAGAACGCGAGATTTATACCAACGTCATGCAGAAAGAGGCCGTTGCTAAAAATATGACCGCGCAACTAATCAAGCATGTCCAGAAATACGAGGAGGAGGAAATCAAGATGGGATCGGATCAAGAAGTAAAATTCAACTACAATGAGAAAACGATCAGGGGCGAAACCTATACCGCCATGCTGGGCGATAGCTGTCAGCGGCTGAAAGAGATCCATCAAAACAGCATCCATCTTTCGATATATTCTCCGCCTTTCGCCGATCTTTACACATATTCTGCCAGTGAAATGGACCTGGGAAATTCGCGTAATTGGGGCGAATTCTTCAATCATTATGCTTTCATCATCCGTGAATTATTGCGGGTAACGAAACATGGTCGATTGACTTGCGTGCACACTTCCGATATTCCTGCCATGGGCATCAAGGACGGTTATATCGGTATGCGCGATTTTCCGGGCGCAGTCATCGCGGCCTATGAAAAAGAAGGATGGATTTTTACAGGCCGAGCGATTGTTGGCAAGAATCCACAGGCTCAGGCGATCCGAACCAAAGCTCAGGCGCTTTTATTCGCTACACTCAAGAAAGATAGTTCCGACAGTCGGCCCGCTATCTTAGATCAGATTTTGATCTTCAAAAAAGATGGCGATAACGAAGTTCCGATTACGCCGGTTGAAAATGGAGAGATGAATAACGAAACATGGATCGATTGGGCCGGCGGTATCTGGACCGGCATCCATGAGAGTGACACGCTCCAATACACTACGGCGCGGGCAGCCGACGACGAAAAACATATCTGCCCTCTTCAGCTAGGCACAATCGAACGGTGCATAAAACTTTACTCCAATCCAGGAGAAACGGTTCTCACCCCATTTATGGGGATCGGTTCTGAGGCTTACCAGGCTATCCGATTTGGGCGCAAGGCAATCGGCATTGAGTTGAAAGAAAGTTACTACAACATTGCCGCGCAAAATTTGGCTGAGGCTGAGATGAAATATAAATCGATGGACCTTTTCTTATATGCTGAAATGAACGCTCAGGAAGATCCACAGCCCGATTGACCGTTCGTATTTGACGGAACGTGATATAATGTAAGTACAAATGGGTTGGCAGCCCAATAGGAAACGGCGATAATCCCTTTTGAGAGGGTCCTTGTAACTGCGTATCGCCGCGCACCTGCCAAGGATCAAGGATCTTCTCAAAAGGGATTTTTATTATCAGGAGGTGACATAATGCGTATTATAAAATGGATTTACAACCTGTATAATCGATGGCAGATCAAGCGCCTTGACCGAAAGATTGATCAAATCCGTTATGTAAGGTTTTATGGGCCAGACTGAAATGAACCCACAATATAAAATCTCGGTATCAAATATGTGCTTCCACAAAAAGATATTACCTGGCGATGCAATTTGGCCGAAGTTCAATTCCAGCTTTTCAAATCAGCAACTCGAAACCCAACAGATTATCCAAAATATATACGACGGCTTCCCGGTCACCACATGGCACAAAGACCACTGGCGACATTCAGATAATTACATCTGTGGGCAGCATTTGGGCCTTGATTTTGATAACGGGATTGTCACGCTTGACAGTTTGATGAAAGATCCATTTGTCACAAAATACGGGGCATTTGTTTACACAACAATGAGCCATACGGAAGAGAACCCACGGTGCAGAGCAATGTTTTTACTTGACCAACCGATTATGCAAGCTAAAAATTATGCGCTGGCAGCATCGGCGTTATTGTGGATGTTTGGTTCAGCAGATCGAGCGTGTAAAGATGCCGTAAGATTTTGGTACGGATCGCCTGATTGTAAGTTTGAATATTTCGATAATGTCTTACCCCTGGAAGTTATCAAGCGCATGATTACCAATTATCAGGAAACAGGCCAGAATGAAAAGAGAAAAGCGGTCGATAAGAATTATCATGCGCCGGCGTCACAGCAAGAGGTGTCTGAGGCACTAAAATGTATATCGCCCTGGCAGATTGATTATCTTGAATGGGTCAGTATCCTTATGGCGATACATTCTCAATTTGGTGATGCGGGATTAGGATTGGCTGAAAGCTGGGGGGATGGAAAGGGAAACGAGATCGAAAAGAAGTTCCAATCGTTCAAAGAGACAGGCAATACATCCGGCGCGATTACGATTGCAACGGTCTTTGGAATTGCAAAACGATTTGGCTGGAAGAAGTCGGTGGTACAAAATGGGTCTTTTGCTGTATAATTAGATTACAAACGGGTTTGGCAGCCCCATCTTATTCTGAGGTAGATCTCTTTCGAGTGGTCTTTGGTTAGCGCACCTCAGCGCACCTGCCAAGGATCAAAGACCACTCGAAAGAGATTTTTATTATGGAGTATCCCATGAGTGAAGAAAAAGGATCGTATAGTATTGGCAGAGGCGATGAAGCTCTAAAAAAAATATTTGATCGTCCCATCGCTTATCATCGGTCGTTTGTTGACTTTGGCGCAGGTGTCACGGGTGCCGTTCTTCTAAGCCAATTATGGTACTGGACTTCCAGGACAAAAGACCCTGACGGATGGATTTATAAAACTCAAGTCGAATGGCAAGAGGAAACAGGCTTGAGCAGGCACGAGCAAGATACAGCGCGAAAGCATTTGAGAGAAGTAGGGGTTATTGAAGAAAAGCTAGCCAGTGTTCCAGCGCGGCTATATTACCGAATAAATGTAAAAAAGATATGCGAGGTTCTCGGTATCGTACAAACAAGTTTGCCACAATCAGGCAAACTGGATATCCTGATTGCGGCAAACAAGGATGACGAAATCAAGCAAACATTTAATGATACAGAGACTACATCAGAGATTACTACAGATAAAAAGATAGTGGTAGAAAAAGCATCTACCACTACGCGTCGAAATCTTTTCTCAATTGCAAAAGTCTTGTCAGATGTGACTGGAATGGATATCACAAAGAATCGTGGAAGATTATTCAAAGAGGCTAAAGATTATAAAGATGAGGAAGTGGAAGATATACTTCAAATCTACGGACCTGGCGGAGCATGGTACTCAGACGATTGGAGGGGAAAGAAAGGGGATCGTCCCAAACTAAGTGACATTCGGGAAACATGGGGGAAATATAAACCTGTGCCAGTTTCAAACAAAAAGCAGGTAGTGAAATCGGATTACCATGATGGTCAATGGTGGATGGAGTATGTCGATGAACCCTGAGATAGCAGTTTTCGAGGCGATGGGAAAAGAGTTACTGCGCCGGTGTATGGCTGAAGAAGAGCCGGAAGCATTGCGCCAATGGATCAAAGAAACATTATCCAGATTAGGCGGAGGCGATGAAACCGCCGTGATGACATGGGCGCAGTCATTTGATCTCGTTGATCAGATGATTGAAAACTATGAGAAAATCGCCAATACTCCAGAAAAAGAAAGAAAAATATTATCCTGGCCGTGGCAATCGTGGTGCAATCTGATAGATCCGCTTGAAGACGGTATGCTGGGAGTTGTAACGGCTCCAGACGGTCAAGGTAAGACGATTTACGGAGAAAGCATTGCAGAATATTGGGCGGCGCATAAAAATAAGGTTGTGTTTGTCCATTATGAATTGAACCGAAAATTGATGATGCTGCGCAGAACAGCGAGGCATACAAGCGTCCTGACACGGAGCATGAAAGAGGGAAAGCTCACCCAGGAAGAGAAACAAAAGATCAAAGATATTAGGCCGCGCCTGATGGAATGGGAAGGATGTATCACCTATCTTCATACACCAGGATGGAGTATGGAGCGTACCACCTCTGAGCTTCACCGATTGCAGGCCGAAGGTCTTTGTGATGTGGTCGTCCTGGATTATCTAGAAAAGGCGGCAGCCAGTCGGAGACAATTGCAGATGTTTGGAAGCAACAATTATCAACGCGAGGCGGATAATGTCGAGCAGCTCAAAAACTTTTCTGAAACAAGCGGTGCTCCGGTTTTGATGATTACGCAAATGAGCAAGGGTGGTAAAACTGAGAAGTTTGAAAAGATGGATCGAACCGATATGCGCGGGGCCGGCGAGAAATCCGATAAAGCCAATCTGGTTGTTATGCTGAAACGTGAAAGGGTCGAAGAAGGATACAGCAACACGGTCGAGGTTTTGATCGATAAGAATACCATGGGTAGAACCGGAACGTGTGTACAAATTATGCAACCTGAATTCTTTAGAGTTGGTGACACAACCGGAAACGTAAGCGTAACCGCCTCACCCAGCCGATCCAACCGCCCCATTCAAGGCATGGATTAGATTGTCAATCCTTGCCAATTACCGCTTGACAGTTATAACGTAATGTGATAATATTAGATCAGGAGATTAGACCAATGACCACTTATGAAACTTTACGCGACGCGAAACAAACTCTTGACATCTGCGGGATCAAGTCAGAAATCAAGGGTGCTGAGTTGCATATTTCATGCAGCGAAAATAAGCTACGGGATAATGGACACGCCTTAGTTGGATCGGGTATCGCGATCTTCAAGCCTAGTCGCGGAAAGTTCATCGCGGTGGTGATGAAATGAAACTCAACAAAGTACCCTACCTACCCACCGACGCCGACCTATCCAGCCTGCCACGCGTGGTTGCCGCGGCAATCGTCAATTACAATCGCGCGTTTGCATACTACAGCAAGCACGCCAAAATGATCAAGTTCTACCGGGCGATCAACGGCACCGGGATGAAAGCTGAAGATGCTGACGCGATGCAAAAGGCGATTGTCAACAAATACAAGGCTGAGAGTGAAATGTTGGAAGCGTTTGATGCCAAAGAAAAGACGGTCAAAGCATTCGATGCCGATCCTGATAAGTTCTGGCAGGATGAGCAAGAGGCCGATGAAGATCAGGTTACGGAAGGTTTTCGCTACGTCGATATTTGCGCTGAAATGCGCATGGAACTGTAAACGAATATTGCAATCGGGAGATGCAAAATGATAGACACAATCACACAGAAAGATTTAGATTTACATGCCGCATGGTCACGCGGCGACGGCTCCGGCGTAAGGCTGGTTTCAGCGATTGGTATTATCAAAGTTGAATGCTCTTTGATCCGCGCAGACCTGAGCGGCGCAGACCTGAGCGGCGCAGACCTGATCCACGCAAACCTGAGCGGCGCAAACCTGAGCGGCGC